TTGCGACGGCTAAATTACCAAGAGTAAAAGTAGAATTTGCATATCTATTAGCTAAAGGATTAAATGTACAAAAATTATTACTAGCTGTGTCTACAGTTTGAGCACCTGTTCCTGCATTGTTAACTGTTAGCGTATTACTATTACCACTTGTGTCTGTACCTAAAGCTGCAGCGTTACCAAACTCACATCTAAATCCATTTGTTCCGTACGTTACACCCGTAAAATCTACTTTTGGTTTCCATTCTCCTGTTGTAGTATCTGTTTCTCCAAAACTATCAGGACCGTAAGAATAACCATCAAAATAATTTAAATCAGCCATATATCCTGTAAAATTATTTCCTGTGCCACTATAACTTGTAGTTTTAAAAATATTAAAATTCATTCCCGCCCCAGCGTTAGTACCAGGATTTGTTTGTGTACCATATGTTATTTCTTCGCCATTAACATAAATTCTATTTCTTTGATTTGCTGTACTATTTTCTAAGTCTTGTCTATAAACGACATGATACCATGATGCTGGATCTCTATAAACAGCAGAACTGATAAGTTGCCCAATTTGAACAGCTCCATTATATATTTGATTTTGTAATTGCATACTTCCATCTCGTCTTACATGCACATGATGCCCACCATCAGCTAAAGCAAATAAATAATCATCACCTGAAAGATTAATACCTTTAACCCATAAACTAACGGTAAATTTATTAACGTTAGGACTAGATAAAGTTCTATTTAAATACGTTCCCATTACGGATCAAACCTCATACTATTTATTTGTCCTACAGTTATTGCTATACTAAATGCTCTATCTGCCGTTTGGCCTTCTGCATCTGTCGCCGTCACCGTAAAGTTATACGTCGTAGCACTTGTTGCTCCTGACTCTGTTCCTGTTATTGTAGCATTAGTTGCTGCGCTATTCAACGTAAGACCTCCAGGCAAAGCCCCAGACGTTACAGCAAAAGACGTTGCATCTGTCGCTGTAAGGGTAATCGTTCCAACAGATGACCCTGCAGCAAAACTACCGAGACTACCCGCCGCTGTTTGCCAAGCTGGTGCGTCTGATACTGTTAGTAATGCTGAACCTGATCGTACGGCTAGTCCGTCATTGTTTTCTACACGAAGAAAATAGGTGCCATCTACAGGTAAAGTAAATGTTGCTACAATAGTTGTTCCACTTGTAAACGATACTGAGTCTGCTGACACAATAGCTCCTGTTGAAGAATTAATTGCATCGACAAAAGGAACAGAAATATAATTGGTTCCTGTTATAGTAACTGCTGTTTGTGTGTTTTCTATAACACTAGGATTTATAGAACTGATTGTTGGAAATGATAAAGCTGCTTGTACAGTGGTTGAGCCACCTAAAGCAACCGCTGATCCGTTAATTGTAATAGTTGAGTTTGCTAATTTTTCATTAGCAATAGAACCTGCTAGTTCGTCGTTGGTAACTGATCCGTTAGGTAATGTTATCGTTGTTCCTGCTGGCAACGTTATGGTGTCACCATTCTCTCCAATTTGAAGAGCAGTACCTGATCCTTGTGGTATAATTTTATTTACTTCAAGTGTGCTCATAAAATAAATAAATTCCCTGTTACGGATAATGTCCCTGTAATGGATACAGGTCCAGCTAAAACGCCAGAGTCCATTGTTTGTGTATCACTGATAGTAGAATTATGTGTTGTTACATATGCTGTAGGATCCATGACAGGGGATGGCGCCCTCCTTGCTGGATATGTACAAAATACATCTTTTGCACCTGCAGAAAAATTTACTAAATTATCACTATTTGTACTCTCTAAAACAGTGTCTCTTGATAATGTATCAGTAGCTGCATCTGTAACAGTGCCTATTCCTATTTCATATTCCGTGCTACCTGATTGCATCGTAATGCAATAATACGTTGTATTAGTTGTACCGATACCAGCGACAAAAGTTTGAAAACCATCACTTGCTCCTGCAAGATCCACGGTCCCCGTTCCTGTTGTTGTCGTGGTTTCCTTAACACGATCATTGATAATCAATGCCATGTTAAACTCCTACGATAATCTCAGTATAGCTGTGCTCGTACCTGGTGCTGGAAACTGAATTGTAAACGTGCCGTTAGTTGCTGTAAAATCAGAACCAAAAGCTAAAATACATACTGCGTCCGTTGTTCCACTTCCACCATCTGTTGTAGTGTTATAGATCATCGCTCCGTTTGCTGTAAAGCTAGCAGAAGTCCATTGAGGATCATTTGAGAAATCAACATAAGCTGTTGATGCTCCTGAACCACCTGTAACCGATTGACCAGTTAAAGTCTCACCGCCTGCTGTATAAGCCGAACCAGATGTATTTGTTATTTCGTTTGTTGTCGAATAGTCGGTAGTTGTTGCTCCTAAAGTTGCGCTTGATGTAAACAACGCAATTTTAAAAGTATGTCCACCATTCGCAAAATCATGTTTCCCTTCTAAAAGCTCTGCTTTAAAAGAGTTGCACACTGCTTGTGATATAGCCATCTTTTATCTCCTATGGTTGTTGTGACTGCAAAGGAACTCGAATAACACCATCTTGATATTCGTCCCTTCTTCGTCTACCTTGTTGTTCTATTTGCAAGCGTTCTACAGCTTGTTGATAACTTTTATCATATTGAGCAAGCAAGTCATAGGGTCCTTTGAGGTATTTAAAAGCCTCAACTAAACAACCATACAACAAAACTTGTGGCGCATTCTGGCTAACCCATGTTGTGGTATTAGTGGTAGAAAGACCTGTTTCATTACGATTTAAAGCTAACTCTATCTTATATGCTGTATCTGGAGTTGGAGCAAGGTATATTGTGTTTTGATCCCACATAGCATAATATTTTGGTTTTGATTGTGTGGTTCTATTAGGCCAGTATTCAGTCATATAACTAATATCTTTTTGTAGTAAATATGTTCTTACGTTAGCATCTGTTCCTACAGTTGGATAAATAGATGCTGTTCTAACAAATGACATAGTACTTGGAGTAGCTCCAGGCAGCGTAACAAATTCATTGCCTTGTGTTAATGTTGTAAATTGATATGCTCTAAATACATCAAGATCTACTTCTCTAAAAATACGAAGCTCTGCTTGATTAATTAAATCATTAATTATAGTTGTGGTTAAAACATCACTAGATGTTTCTGTGTAACTTCTTATTTGATCTACCAATTCTGCATATGTCGTCATGATATTACCACTGTTGCTGTGCCTAGTTGTGTGTTTATTATAGTATCTTGATTAGCTTGTGAACTACCATTTAGAGGTTGCATGGTTCTAACTTGAACCGTTTCCATAGCTCCTGGTGCAGGTATAGGATTAAACTGTTGTATTGTTTGTAAAACAGTTTGAAAACTATTAGCTCCAATTGCAGGGGAAACACCATTAGATCCTCCTTGACTCATACTTGTTGAAGTAGGATCATCATTTATGTAAATACCTCCAAGGGGTATTGTTACACTAACTATTTGAGGTTTTGCATGCTGTAAAGATTGAGCATCAGTTGGATGATTGGTCGGATTTAATAAAGGTGATTTAGGTTCAAACTCTGATCGATGTACCCAAGCACCTGTCCATTCTTGTACCATTTCATTATAAGGATAAGCCATTCCATCTCTATCAGAAATACGTAAAGCAAACTTACCTGAAGAATATCTCCCCATTAATAAGTTCCTCCTGTTATCCCAATGTAAGGCACAAAATGAGAACTTACATTTCCTCTATTTGTATCAGCAGCTCTTTTAAACTCTTCTTCATAAACTAGTTTTAATATTTGTGTTTTTTCTGGAGCATATTTTAAAGCTAAATAATAAGCTAGACCTGCTGTTAAACATGGTAAAAAAGAAAAAGGTATTTCATTATTATTAGTATAGTCTCCTGAATCTTTCATTCTAAGCATTGCGTAATAAACAACGGTATAAGCTTGGTCCGCAGCGGGATATAAATATAAAGTAGGGTTTATAGTTTTTTCAAAATAATATTGAGTAGGTCTACCTGCTGTTGTTTTTACAGTATAGTTTAAATACGTAGATCTACTAATAGAAGAACAAGAATATTCATTATTACTAGAGTCTCTAATAACAATATCAGTTATCTCTACAATTTGAGAAGCATCATTAGCTCCTGTTCCAAACAAAGCCGTACCACTTAATTGCGTCGTAGTAGCCGCAAGAGCAGCAGTTTGTTTTTGTATTGTCCAAAGATTTAAACCTCTATTAGACCATTCAGCTAATAAAAGATTTAATGAACGACGTGCGGTTTTAAGTTGATAACCAGTACGATCTTGTAAACCGCATCGTTCAAAAGCTTCTTCAACTATTTCATCAATAGATAAATCAAAAGCTGCTGTGCTAGCATAAGTTGGCATTATTTATTTATCTTACCAGATTTTCTAGCTTTACTTCCAAATTTTCCATAAGACTCATTAGCGCTCGCACGTAATTGTTTTTTTGTTCTTTTCTTTTTAACTCTCATTGCAATAGATTCGTCTTTACGATCTTTATAGCCTTGTTCTTTTTTACCAACACGACCACCTTTTTTCATTCCTGAAGGACCACGATCCATTAACATTGTAGGTGTACGTTTAGATTTTTCACCAGCACCATAACCTCTAGAATACATCATTTCACCTGTTCTTCCACTTCCACCAGCACGTTTCTTAACTGTTCCGCCATTCATCATTCCCATAGCCATAGCTTTATGTTGATTGATAGCGCCGCCACCTTTAGCCATTTTCTTAACTGGTCCGCCACCTCTTTTTTTAACAACTTTACCGCCACGTTTCATGGCTGTTTTCTTTTTACCCATCATGATAGACCTCCATTGATCTTTTTGTATTTATTATCACGTGATACTACGACGTCTCGATAGTATTCGTCAGGCCATAGTTTATAATAACCTTGTTTGTGCAATTTATCAGAAGCTTGTTGTAATTGCGAGAACTTTTGTACTAGCATCATAGAATATTTATGCTCGGGATAAGAATCGCTTGTATCTGGCTCATCAGTAGGAAATACTAAAAATTCTTGCTCATCTACAGTTGCTGGATTAGATGGGTGAAAACTCATAAAATATATATCTTTTCTATTGTACCATTCATTATAATCTTCGGTAGCTAAATGTAGTTCATCGGGAGAATAACTATAATAAGGATCACAAAATATTAATATATCTTTCTGTGAAAAATTTAAATTTTTAATACAATCATTTAGCTCTTTTTTGTAAGTGCTGTATTTAGTTTTAACAGCGATCCAAACTTTATCATCAGCCCATGCTTTTTTAGCAAAAGGACAAGCAGGAACGCCACCTAAATGTACGTTAGATACTTCTAAAAAATTCTTAGACCAAAGTCTAACGTCTTCTATTATCTGTTGCCTTGTCGGTTGTATTTTTTCCATGATAGCCTCTTTCTTTTATTCTTAGGTCTTGAACGAGAAGAATTACCTATACTAGTTCTTTTTTTAACAGGAGTAAAGTATTGGTTATTTGGAAGTTTTGCTGCCATTATTTTATTTCACTCTTTAGCACGAAGTATCTTTTTAATTTTTAAATTACCTTCCATATCTGGTTCTAGTTCTGCCTCTACAAAACCACACTCAAAACGAATAACGCTTTTTCTATCTGGTGCAAGATTTCTCTCTGCCTCTCTTTTTAATTTAAGACAATCACTAACATTTTCCGACATCATATGTCCGTCAAGATTTCCATTAACAAACATACATAAAGCTACGATTGTTTTAATGACTACCATTTTGTCTTACCTTATCTTTTAATTCCTCAACGTCTTTTTGTAGTTTATCAACTTGTTTTTTTAAGAAATCTATATTTACTCTATTGTTCATCATAGATTCCATTTCTGTTGTGACTTTTTCTAGCTGTGCAGAGGTAAACTCTAAAAGCATATATTGTTCTTGATCAATCGGCTTTTGGTCTGCGGCTTTAAGAAGATCGGCTTCAAATAGTGTTGCTCTTGTTTCTATATTATTTAATCTTTCTATAACACCAAAGTATGCCCAAACTGCTGTTGCTGTTACACCAAGTAAACCAATTAAATTTTTAAGAGGTAATCCTATTTCTGTTTTATCAGATATACTTGCCATTTAGCGAGCTGTTGTTGGTTTTAACATTTCCATCTTTTTCTAGCTTGACGCAATCTTGAGTTAGGATCTTTTGCAGCTTTTGGAAATTGTTTCATTTGACCTGCACTTCTTGCACAATAAGATTTTCTTCTATTTGCTGATTTAGATCCAGGTTTAACTTTGCCTGTAACTGCTGTTTTTAGTTTAGAACCAGGGTTCATGGCTCTGTATTTCTTGACTCCAGCACGAGTCATTCCCGCCCCAGATTTAGTGGGGCGGAAGTTCTTTTTATTTCGTTTTGGTTGCTTATCAGCCATACTAGCCTAATACAAAAAATACTGACGCAATGTTTGTTAATGTAGCATGTGGGTTAGTTTTAAAGTTTAAACCCTCAGAACCAAAATCTATGTTTTGAGTTAATGTAGCTCCTGCTGGTGTATTAATGGTTGCTAAAGTAGAACCACCACTTGAGTCTTTTAAAACAACAGATCCTGCAGTAGCATCACCTACGATATACATAGATAATACTCTAGCTGAACTTGATGCAACATCACCCGTAGCAGTAATAGTTGAAGTAGATACTCCTTCGGTTGTATAGATCATACCCATACTAACCTCTATAAGTTTCTATTTTGTATATATTCTACAGTTAAAACCCCTTCGCCGTTTCCAGTTCCTGGAGAAATGAAAACAATAGTAACGTCAGATGTACCAACGTCTTTCCAGTTTGCTTCTGTACCAGTTGTAGCGGCAGTCATGTTAACTAAACCAGCTGTAGCGCAGTCCATTCCATCAACGTATAAATCTGTATCAGTTGAAATACCAACATCAAGTGTATTTGTGCCATTATCAAAAGCAGTAGTTACTAAACACTTTATGTCTACTATTTGTGAATTAGCAGGAATAATAATTGAAGTTGTGCCAAATGCATTTACTTCAGTTATTTCTGCTGATTGTGCCATAACAACAAACCCTGTGTTTGTGCCTGCGCCTTCTCTTATAGTTCCAGCTTTAACTGGTCCCGAAAATGTCGTTGTACCCATGTCAACCTCCTTGTAGTTGTCTTGTTAAGTCTTGAGTAAATTGCATTGTAAAATAAAAAAGGCGCTCTTACAAGCGCCTTCTTTACTCTGGGAGGATCCAGTATTTTTTACGAACCTTGTGAAGCGTAGACAGCTCTAGGATCTGAGTAACCAAAGCTGTATCTCTCTCTAGCTTTGTATCTCATATTTCCTGTGTCAAAATCACCTTCCATGCCAGTAGCAAGTGGTGCTCTTACAAAGTGTTTAAATCCATTAGGACAATCTGTTTTAATGAAGTATGCATCCGTATCCGTTAGATAATGGTTAACTGTGTAACCACCTGGTAGCATCCCCATATTTTTCAGAGCGTTAATGTCATTGTCAGCAGTACCAACTCTGAGTGTGGATTCTAAGATCCTATCAGCTACAAACTGCAAGTTAACAGGAATAATTAATTTCTGTCCTTTCATTGCAATTTTTAACCCTCTTTCGTCGATAAAACCAGCAATATCAATCATCGCTTGTTCTAATGAAGTTTCGTTAAGGTCTGCATCAGTAGAACTTCTGTTTGAAAAAGTACCACCTAGTGCTGTTGGGTGAGCAGTGTTAGCTAATGTAACGCCGTCTCCACCAGTTACTGTGAACGCATTATTTAATACGTTAGCACCCCTAACTTGTTTTGTGTAAGCCATAGATCTTGCTAAGGCTTTTGTATATCTAGAAGATAAAGTATCGTATAAGTTGTCTTCGACAGCTTCCTCAGTTAATGCAAATGCTAAAGCAATTGTATCATGAGTGTATCTAGCAGTAAAAGATTCAGAAGCGGTATCAAAACCAACTGCTGATCCTTCTGCTTTTACATTAGCTTGGCCAAATCCAACTAACATTACTTCTTCTTCAAAAGCTCTATCACTTGACTCTTGGTCAAATATTTGAGCTGCTTCGTTTTCGTAGCGTGCGTACTCCAAACCGAACAAGGCATTCAAACCAGGTTCTAGTTCTTTGGCAAGCTGTGCTCTATTAATAGCCATATCCTAATCTCCTATATTCCTGATGTTGAGTCCATATAATGAACGTTAAGTTTTACGATCGCTAATCGACCTGCTACAGTTTTATCAACTGCGCCTTCTGATACTGAAGCTTCGTCATCGAAACCTACAACTTTTAAATTTAATGAAGCTGTAGTATTTACTGTTCCTACATCTAGTTCTCCTAAAGAGTAACCAGAAGTATTAGTTCCAGTAATTGCTGTTGCGAAGTTAGCATTAATAAACAGATTTGAATCAGGCATTGCTCCGTTACAATTAATAACAAATAATGCATGAGGATTGTCAGCCACATAAGCAATTGCTTCAGTTGACGGCTTAATTGCCGCGTAACCAGGCCAGTATGGTGCCCATGTCGGAGTTCCATCAGTTGCAATGTATTTACAACCCATGAAAACACCCAATAAAGGTACCGTGCCACCTGCGGCAGCACCTACGATATCTATTAACCCACTAGCTAGAGGGATGACTGGGGAACCAGTCCAAATTAAACTTGTTGTTCCACTACTTGAGCCTTCAAAGTTAATAGGATACGCATTAACACCTTGGTTATTATAATTTGAGCCTGATCTTTCGTAAGGACGTAGACCAAAAGCTGCATCTATATTAGCCATGTTATGTCTCCTTTAGACTATAGCGGTAACATAGATCTTGACCATCAAGATTTTTTGTCGCCACCAAATGTGACACGTGATTGTCTCTCTTTAGAAATTGGCATTGATGGATGTTCCTCTTTCATTAAATCATTATCAACAGATTTTTGCTGATCATTTGTCAAATTATGAAAATATTCATCTCTTGACTCTTTAATTTCAAGCGGACATCTCATTAACATTAATCCACCAACAGCTATAATGCCTTTAAATTTTCCCTCAGTTAAATGAGGTAAATCTAATCTGTCTGGATATTCATCTGCTCTCACAGGTTCATATCCTGATCTGAGTCTAGCGGTTACATTCTTATCGTCTGCATTACCCCTAAATTCATATCTAACCCACCGATGGTGAAAACCTTCAGGTGGTTCAGGTGCATCTAAGTTTGACGGTGGAACCCAACTTTTCTTACGAGAAGTTAGTTCACGAGTCTCTTGTTTGCGTGAGGTTTTTTTAATTGTTTCAGTCATTTACGCCTCCTTCACGTGTTTTGCGTATTCTTCAAGTGGCACACCAAGTCTTTTAGCTATTGCTATCTGGGAGGGTGTGAGTCTCACAACTTTACGTCCAGCTTTTGTCGATCTATTAGCAGAGGCTACCGCTTGGACGGGACGGCTGCCTTTGTTCTTATCCTCAAATTTATGAGGAAACTCTTTTTTAATTCGTTTGTCAAGCTCATTATAGTACTCATCTGTCTTTCCGTCAAACCCTTCTTCTTGTAAAAGTTTTTTATGAATAGATAAGGCAGTGTAAGTCATAGCTTCATCTTTACCAAACCATTCATTTTTTTCCGCCCAAGCTTCTGCTTTAGGATCAGGCTGTGGTTTTGGTTGAGGCTGTGCTTGAGAGGGATTATTTTTTATATTTTCTTTAATATTTTCTCTTTGTTTAATAGAAGAATTCGCTCTTTCTTCTTCTATTGCCAGTCTAGCAATAGCTTTTTGAGCCTCTACTTGAGCTTTAACATCACCAGCATTAATAGCAGATTGTAAAACACTTTGAGCTTTATCCATTTCTGATTTAACTCTCGCAGAGTATTCATTTATATAGCCCTCGTCTACTTTAGTTATTTTACCTTTTAATTCATCTCTTTCAGATTTTATAGAGTTAGCATATTTTAAAGCTTCTTCTTTTTGTCTTTCAGCTTCTCTTATTTTAAAAGTAAGTTTGTCAATTCTTTTTTTTACAGATTGAGAGTACTCTTCTTCTTCATTATGTTCTTTAGTTTCTTGAACATCATCATTTTCTACTTCTTCTGTAGTTTCAATTGTTTGATTTACATTTTCTTTATTTTCATCTTTTATTTCAATATCCATTGAATCTCCAGATGTATCAATAGGTACAGTTTTATCTGTTTCCTGTCGAGTATTTATTACAGTCGGCATGGTCCCTCCATGTTATATTAAGTTAGGCGGCAGTATATCTCGTGGATCATCAACAACTGCCTGAACTTCGTCTTCGTTAATAATCCTTAATTCACCACCGTCGATCGTCAAACGTGATCCTGCATATTTGGTAATGATAACCCAATCTCCCTCTTTACACCAAGGCCCTGTTGGATATCTAGTTTTGTCTTTATAAGCTAAGTCCCCTACTTTTAAAACTTTACAAACATTAGTAGAAACTTGAGCTTGCTCAATTGTTTCATCAGTAAGATGTAATCCTCCTGATGTTTTTCTCTCTAACTTTAGAGGGAATAAAACTATTTTCCAACCACAAGGTTTTGGAACTTTTTCTAATTCATTCTTTTGCTTCTCTTTTTTCTTACCATCCCACACATGTTTTGGCATAATCAATTTACTCATTCTAGCTCCGTTTTCTTTAGCAGGTCCGTGAGTTCCTGTTCTTCTTGTTTAAGTGCATCAAGTTTACCAGTAAGATATCTATAATCTTCCCAACTTTTGCACTGTCCGCCCAGTATAGCTTCTTCTACTTGCTTTTGTCTAGCAATTAATTGTTTTTTATAGTGTGTAAAAAAATTTTCTAAGCGCATGATTTCATTTGATCCGATAATTTTTTACAGCGATTTGGAGTTTGACGATTCCATTTCGAGTCTAGCATCTCTAGACTTGCCCCTTCAAAATTTCGGTCCTGCAGGCATTTCCACATGTTACGGAACTTGGACACGCCTGATTTTCCAAGTTGATATACCATTTCGGTAATGGTATGCTGCGCAGTTGTAGGCAAATCAGCGACACCATGTTCTTCCATGAGTTGCCTTGCTTGACCTATCGCTTTTTGTAAATCTTTATCAAATACGTCTTGTAATTCTTCTTTTGTGTAAGTCTTACCATCTTCAAATTTATCTTCATGTACTACTTTATGACCCCACCCAATCGTGCGAAATCCTTCCGTATCCATATATACGTGATCTCTGAAGCCTTCTGATAATTTTACGGAACCAGCTAATTCGTCGTATGTCACTTAGTAAGACCCTTTGCCTTTTCGAAGGTGCGAAGGCCCGATACGCCGAGCATTGAAGTGACAATTGCTAGAAGGGGCCCAGTTTCTATAGCAGGTGGTACAATATCTATACCTGAGAATTTTGCATACCATTCAATACAGGGAGATAGGATAAAAGCGAAGAACAGAGCCAGGGCTCCGCACCAGCCAATCGCTGGTCGCCACCCAGCAACGAATACGCTGCGATGGGTGGCTTCCTTTGCATTAACATCTAATTGCTTTTCTGCAAGCTTTTGTTGAATGCGTTGCATCAATATTTTTTTATCTAATTTTTCTTCCTCTGATGTATGAATCTCGTCGACAACTTTTGCGATAGTTTTTAAGGCTCCGCCTTTACCGCCTA